GATATACAGTATTTTAAAAAATCAACCCAAATTAATGAAAGTAACATGAGTAAAGAAAACTTAAGAATGCAAATGTTGGCTGGTATTATTACTGAAAGTCAATACAAAACAAAATTGAAAAAATTTACAATTTTAGAAAACAAATTTAAGGCTGCTACTAGTAGATTAATGTTGAATGAAAATGAAGGAGAAGTATTTGACAATAACTCTTCATTGAATGAGGATGAATTACCTAATGATATCATATGGGATTGGAATAAAGCTAGAATTACCTCTGATACTGATGATAGATTTGTTTATAAAGTTTGGGGGAGAAGCAAAACATATAATTATTATGGTGAATTTTATTTAGTCAAACTTAATCCTGAGGATGAAGTGCCTGATATTACAGATAAAAATATTAGAGCAAAATATGGGGAGTTCTTATATATAGCAGAATATACAAAAGATACAGATAAATTAGTAAACGAATATAACCCCCAATAACTCCCTTTACATATTAATACAAAAGCTTGGCTCTGCCAGGCTTTTTTTGTATATTCCGGTTATGGCTAAAAAGAAACTACCCCAAATTGTACAGGACATTCGTAAATACAAACCGAAAGACATGGACTGGGCGAACGAGAAACTCATTTCGTACTCGCAATTATCCATGTACAACGAATGCCCTAAGAAATGGTCGTTAAACTATGTAGAGGGGCACAAACAATTTAGCTCAACCATTCACACAGTTTTCGGGTCTAGCATCCACACTGTAATCCAACACTACTTAACCGTAATGTACGATCAAAGCGCTGCTGAAGCGGACCGCTTAAACACATCTGAAATATTTGAGGAAGCACTTCGCGCTGAATATAAGACACAATACAAGAAAAACAATAACCAGCACTTCTGTACACCAGAACAACTACGTGAATTTTTCGATGACGGTATTGAAATCATCCGTGATTTCTCTAAAAACAAATCCAAACATTTCTCCAAACGTGGATGGTATTTAGTTGGATGTGAAGTACCTGTATCTAAAATTCAAAACCCATCATTACCTAACGTTGTATATCAAGGCTACCTTGATGTAGTAATGTACCATGAACCAACAGATGTAATCAAAATCATTGATATCAAAACTAGTACTAATTCATGGGGAGACAAACAGAAAAAAGACGAGAACAAGCAATTCCAGCTTATACTATATAAGAAATTTATATCTGAACTATTCAATCACCCAGTAGACAAAATTGAAATTGAATTTTTCATTGTTAAACGTAAATTATTCGAAAGTGAGGATTTCGTTATTCGTCGCATTCAAACGTTTTCACCTCCATCGGGTAAAGTTAAACTAAACAAGGCAACTCAATCAATCGATACATTCATAAGCGAAGCATTTGATTTGAGTGGATATAAAAAAGTGGAACATAAACCAACTGTAAACGACAATTGTAAATGGTGCCCATTTCATGGTGTACATTTGTGTAGTGCAACATATAATAATTAAAGTTATGAAATTACTAAGACCCGAAGTAGAAAAAGACATAGTCCCTTTAACTAGTTGCTCACTATTTGATATGGCTGACAACATAGCCAAAATGTGCTATAACATAACAGAAGAAGAATATTTGAAAATACTAAACGAAGCCACTGAGGAAGAAATAGCTCATTTTGCCGTTGTATTTGATGATTCTCCTGAAAGTTTTACATTTACCGCATATAAACAGGGGCTAAGAGTGAGAAACAAATATGTGGAATATTTTAACCATAAGTTATGAATATAGTATTTTTTACCGGAGCAGGTATATCAGAAGAAAGCGGTATACCTACATTCAGAACAGGAGAAGACAGCATCTGGAACCGATACAACCCAGACATAGTATGTAATATTAGAGCGTGGCCCCACCACAAAGAAAAAATCCTGTCATTCTTCAATGAAGTCAGATCTTGGGTGGAAAAATGTGAACCTAACCAAGCCCACATAGACATAGCTCAACTTGAAAATACACATACTGTACATGTAATCACAACAAACATAGACGAGTTGCATGAGAATGCTGGATCCACTAATGTAATCCATGTACATGGAAATATATTTGAATGTTGCGATGTTAACTATCACCATATTGAACCATGTCACACTGATATAAACATAGGAGATGTTCACCCTAAATCAAACTCCCAACTTAGACACAATGTAGTCATGTTTGGAGAGATGCCTTACCATTTCACCAAAGCAATGCGCATTATATCCCAAGCCGATATACTAGTTGTTATCGGCACATCATTAAGTGTATACCCAGCGGCGGGATTAGTGGAATCATTCAAAGGACAAATATACTATATTGACCCAGAAGCTCGTTCTATAAACGATAAAACCATTGCCATTAATAAGAAAGCAACGGATGGCGTAAAAGAATTTATTTCATTAATTTAATAATTAAGTTATGCCAGACAATAAAACATTAATACTCGAACAATTCGAACATCATAAAGGTGAGTTCATCATTATGGGAACGGATGTTGTTAGACTAGTTGCCGTTGGAGACGATGGTGAAGACTATTATTGGGTAACATATGATGGTAGAGGAGTTCACTGGCATTCATGTGTGGGTGGATTTGTAGTACTTAAAAACAAAATCGACGAACGTGACTACAATGAATTCATTCGTATAGCCAAACTAAACCATTTCGACCAAACCGACGACGAGTGGAGTGATGCTCATAAGAAACATGCTGAATATCTACCCGAAGACCACACATATTTGGCTGGAGTGTGTTGGGATATGAACTAATCCAATCCCTTTACATATGTATATCCGATAATAAATATATAAAACATGAGTACAGCAAACCAACAATTAACATCCGTAAAAGTAGACAAAGATCTATTCGAAGAATTCAAAATAAATTCAATCAAAATGAAATTCAGCCTTCAAAAGTTATCTGAGCGGGCAATGTTTCTATACAATACTGACCCTGAATTTAGAAAAATGATACATAAAGTTGAAGTAAACTTGAGTAAGCCAGAATAGGTTAGTATATTCCCGTTAAAATTAAGTTATGTTTACTGATAAAACATTAATATTCATTGATAAGGCTAACACTAAACATAACCATGTTTATGACTATTCCTTAGTCAACTATATTAATGCTAAGACTTATATAGACATAATATGTCCACAAAACCATACTTTTAAACAAACACCCAATGATCATCTTAATGGTCATGGTTGTAAAGTATGTTCTGGGTGGGGTCAAATTAAATTTAATCCTGATGAGTTCATAAATCGAGCAAAGGAAGTACATGGTGATCTATATGATTATTCAAAGTCTGAATATATAGAGCATAACACTCCCCTTATAATAATATGTCAAGAACATGGTGAATTTGAACAATCCCCAAAATCCCACTTAATCAAAAAATACGGGTGTCCTAAATGTGGGATATCTGTAAGGGTAAATAAGTTAAGGTGGTCTTTAGACAAATTCATCATTGAATCCAATAAAGTACATAGGGGAAAATATGACTATTCAAAATTTAAATATATTACATTTGGGAGTAAATCTGAAATACTCTGTAAAACTCATGGTTTATTCCTCCAAACACCAAAAGACCATATCATCCAAAAACAAGGATGCCCCAAATGTGGATTATCTAAAGGCGAAAGCATCATCCAGTATTATCTTATAGACAACAATATCCAATATTCCACTCAAAAAACATTCCCCGATTGTATTAATCCTAAATCAAATAGAAAATTAAAATTTGATTTTTTCATCCCCCATCTTAATATGTGTATTGAATTCGATGGTAAACAACACTTCGAAGAGGCACCACGATTCAAAAGTGAACTATCCCATATACAATATAGAGATGAAATTAAAAATAAATATTGTCTTGATAACCAAATCAGTCTTATTCGAATAAAATATTTGGATATTAAAAAAATAAGTAGTATATTAGACAATATATTTAAACAATAAACCAAAAACCAAGTTATATGTCAAACAATTTAAAATCTACTCGTCGTCACGTTGAGAAAGAATACCGTCGCAAGATTCTTCTCATCGCTGACGACATCTAAGTTAGAGTATTCTCTGGAGTGGCTACTGTCGCTCGCGAACTCGTAACAAACACATGCCATCACTACAATTATGTTTGTATTGGCGGAGCTATCAACCACCCTGAAGCTGGTAAACGTTTAGATCTATCTGTAGATACAGCTAAAGTATCTAGAGTTGAAGATGCATCTGTATTTTTATACCCAGTAAGTGGGTATGGTGATGCTAATTTAATTCGTACACTATTAAAAACTGAGAAACCGGATGCGATATTATTTGTGACTGACCCGAGATACTATGAATGGTTATTTGCTATCGAGAATGAAATCCGTAAGCAGATACCAATGATTTACCTTCAAATATGGGATAGCCCAGTGCCATACCCACTATGGAACAAATCATATTATGAATCATGCGATATGTTATTGGCAATTTCTAAACAAACCAAAAACATAAACAAGGTTGTGTTGGGAGACATTCCATACACGGACATAGACAACGCAATATCTAATTTTGACAGTAATGATTCAAATAGAAACTCACCTATTCTACTATCCTACCTCCCACACGGTTTAAACCACAACACATTTAAACCATTAGACCCAGCAACACCTGAGCTAGTTGAATACAAGAACAAACTATTCAAAGGTAAAGAATATGATTTTACATTATTCTTCAACTCCAGAAACATGCACCGTAAACATGTTCCAGACACATTATTAGCGTTCCGTTTATTTTTAGACAAATTAACACCTGAACAAGCACAAAAATGTGCTCTAGTAATGCATACCGAACCAGTAAGCGATCACGGTACAGATTTAGTTGCTGTAATTGACTACTTGTTGGCTGATTATAAATCAAACATTTACTTCTCGACTGACCGTAATTCACCTGAAACAATGAACTTGCTGTACAATTCAACAGATGCACAGATCTTGTTAAGTAGTAACGAAGGATGGGGGTTATCACTTACGGAAGCAATATTAGTTGGTAATCCAATCGTAGCAAACGTTCAAGGTGGTATGCAAGACCAAATGCGATTTGAAAACGAAAACGGTGAATGGCTAGATTTTACAGCTGATTTCCCTTCAAACCACCGTGGAACATATCAAAACCATGGCGAATGGGCGTTTCCTGTATTCCCGTCAAACATTTCCATCCAAGGTTCACCTAAAACACCGTACATTAGTGACGACAGATGTAGACCTGAAGATGCAGCTGAACAAATATTCAACGTATATTCACTTGAGGCAAGTGAAAGAAAACGTAGAGGTTTAGCCGGTAGAGAATGGGCACTAAACGAGGCTGGATTCACAAGCGAAATCATGGGCGAACGTGCCATCAAAGCAATCGATACATTATTTGATACGTGGGAACCTAGAGAAACATTTGAATTAGTAAATGCTACTTCGTATACTCCAGACACAACTAGAAACACTAAATTAATCTACTAAAACAAAGTTATGAGTTCAAACAATCCTACATGCGTCTTTTACGGCGCGATAGATACTTTTTCAGGCTATGGCGCGAGAGCGCGCGATATTGCGCGAGCATTAATCGATATCAAAGGTGAAGAGTGGGACATTAAAATTATTTCATGTCGTTGGGGTAACACACCCCAAGGCTTCATCGAGGACAACCCTGAATGGTCATTTTTAAACGAACATATTCTTCCAAACCCACAATTAACATACAAACCGGATTTTTTCTTCATGAACACAATCCCATCCGAATTTCAAGCAATAGGGGGATTTAATTGTGGGATTACCGCAGGAATTGAATCCACTATAGCACCATCGGATTGGGTTGAAGGATGTCAACGTATGGATTTAGTGTTAGGTTCATCTAAACACACAGTTGATATTTTACGTTCAAGTAAATTCCATAAAGTAGACAAGAATACAAACCAAAACATCGGTTTAATTGAGTGGACTAAACAAGGCGACACATTATTGGAAGGTGTTGACTTAAACACATACAAAGTAACAGATGTTAATTCATCCGAATTTAACCTAGACACAATACCAGAAAAATTCTGCTATTTATTTAACTCTATGTGGGTAGGTAATGCACCAATTGGTGAGGACAGGAAAAATGTAGGCTTGCTAATTAAGTTGTTCCTTGAACTATTCAAAAACAAGAAAAATACTCCTGCACTCATCCTAAAAACAAGCACTGTTTCAGCATCGTACACAGACCGTGAAGAATTACTTAAACGAATCAATGCAATTAAAAAAACAGTTGTAGCGAATACACTCCCAAACATCTACTTGTTACACGGTGAATTTACAGATACTGAAATCAATAATTTGTACAACCACCCAAAAGTAAAATGTATGGTTTCATTAACCAAAGGAGAAGGTTGGGGACGTACGTTATGTGAATTTTCAGCAATAAACAAACCAATCATCACTACTGGTTGGAGTGGGCAATTAGACTATTTAAAACCTGAGTTTACTGCGCTTTTAGGCGGTACTTTAACGCCTATCCATTCATCTGCAGCGAACAATATGCTCTTAAAAGAAGCGAGCTGGTTTAGCGCTGATATTCAACAGGCATCAAACGTAATTTTAGACATGTTCGACAATTACAAGAAATATGCTGAGTTAGCTAAACGCCAGGGTTACCACACTCGAAACAATTTTTCATTCGACAACATGAAAGACAAATTGAAATCCATACTTGACGCACTACCTACACCAGTTAAACAAGTCCAATTAACGTTACCAACTTTACCTAAACTTAAAAAAATAGAACAGTAATGGGAACTTCAATAGGTGTTCAAAAACACAGAATTAAACGATTAATAAATGAGGTATTAGGTCTTAATGAATTATTTGAAACCCCACCATTTAAAACATCCTTTGATTTTGTTGAAGATGGGGGCAATATTGAATCAAGACCATTTAATGACCCAAAAAATAATATTGTCAAAGTATATTTTTACAATTTGGGGAATGATTCATTTGAAGTTGATTTTACTTTAAATGGAAGTAGTTACTCCAACAGTAATATAACATACCCAATCCCAGAATATACTTCCCTTGTTAAAACAGTATATGCGTGTATAAACCAATTTCTTGTTGATTTTATCCCCAATGCAATAAAAGTGGAGGGAGCAGATACATTTGAAAAAATAGCTAAAGGAAAAAAAGGACAAAAAAATAGTATCTATAGATATTCAATAGATTTTCTTGATCCTCACAATAATTACTATATAAACACTAATTATGATAATGGTAACTTTGAATTAATTAAAAAATAAAATAATATGCAAAACGACGAAATAATTAATTGTCCTAAATCAAAAGGGGACCTTTGCTACAAAACAGAGGTATCTAAAGGTATCTATAGTTACCTATCCCTATCCTGTGGTTTCTATTCAAACACACTACTAACCGAAGGCAGTGAATTTTACGAACAAACCGTTGTTGGTTTACCTGAGCTACACAAAGAATTAGCGTGGAAAGACCCTGAAACCGGTTTAGTATGGTTCCCAAACCTAATCAAAAATGAACTTGGTATGATTTACGCTGGAGGTACATCAGTAGACAATTGGGGATGGGCAGTAGTAAAACAAGTAGAAATACCTGAAGCCGAACAAAAGAACCATCCAATCCCAGGTAAACCGGGAAAATACATGACTCACAAACCAGACATGGCAAACATCAAATATTTCCCAGAGCGCGACTATATTGGTGCACTTGAGGAACTTGGTGTATTACCTAAATAAATAAGAAAGCTTGGCTAAGCCAGGTTTTCTTTGTATATTTACTCAAAACAAAAATATATGAGTCCATCTATCTCTTACTCTTTGACTGTGTGTAATGAATTCCTTGAAGTTCAACGCTTAGTGCAATTTTTGCTTCGGCACAAGCGACCACAAGACAATATTGTCATTCTATATGACGAAGCAAATGGTGATCCTGAGGTGGAGAATTTTCTCCGTACCCATTCTGTTAACAATGAATTTATGTGGAGTAAAGGCCACTTTGACCGCGATTTTGCATCGTGGAAAAATAAACTCATTGACATGTGTAACAAAGACTTTATCTGCAATTTAGACGCAGATGAAACCCCACACGAGAACTTAATTAAGTCTCTACCAGCTGTCTTGGAATTAAATCCATCCATCGATGCGTACTGGGTGCCTCGAATCAATACTTTATCCGGTGATGAAAACGAGATAGACACGTATGTGAATCAAATTGGATGGACCATGAACGAACAAAAACACATCAACTTCCCTGACCCACAACTGCGTATCTTTAGACGCAACCCAAACATCAGATGGGAAGGTAAAGTACACGAAACAATTAAAGGATATGAAACCATATCCAGACTACCATTCGAAGAGGAATGGAGCTTGTATCACCCTAAAACATATTTAAAACAGTTAAAGCAAAACAATTTATATGCAGGAATCAATTGACATCAGACCATGGGGTAAATTTGAAATTTTATCCGAAGGTAAAAACTTTAAAGTAAAAAAAATCACTGTATCACCACAACAACGTTTATCGTTACAATCCCACAAAAACAGAACCGAAACTTGGGTTGTAGTTGAAGGTAAAGGCAAATTCCAGTTAAACGAATTCAGTACATCAATTTCAAACGGAAACATCGTAGTAATTCAACCAGGTGAAAAACATAGAATCAGTAATACTAGTAAAACTAAAGACTTAGTATTCATCGAAGTTCAGTATGGTAAATGCAATGAAAACGATATAATCCGATACGAAGATGACTACAATAGAAAATAAATCACCATTAACATTTTGCATATCAACATACAATAATTTGGATTATCTTAAATTAGCTGTTCATTCCGTTAGGAAGAACAGCTTTTTTAGCGATGCTCCATTCATTATTCATGCTGAAAACTGTACTGATGGTACAGATGAGTGGTTAGAACAAAATTCGGAGCAATACAATATAACTTATTTCGTTGATAAAAACGAAGTACCTGTTGGTATAGGCGGTGGAATGAACTTTTGCGCGGACCGCGTTGAAACTGAGTATATCATGTTTTTACACTCAGATTTTTACGTTGGTAAACATTGGGACAAAGCATTACTAGATGTAATCGAACGTTACCCAAACGAAAAGTTATGGGTGTCATCCCATAGAATGGAACCAAACATGTTCAATAATCCATCATCTAGACCAGGAACATACATTATAGACAAAGAAATACTTGGTGCATATCATCACGATTTCAAATCTAATGAATTTGAAGCATTTGCCCTTGAATTTATGAGCGCCAATGGTTCATATGAAATACCTAAAGGTGAAGGCGTATCCGGTTTAATCCGTAAAAGCGACTGGAATGAAATAGGTGGAAACGACCCTATATTTGCTCCAGCTAGTTGGGACGACATGGACCTGTTTTTAAGAATGTTAGACAATGGGTTTAGATTCATACTAACTGGATCCTCATTAGTATGGCATTTTGGGGCTCGCGGTTCACATAGACTTGAAGAAAATGATGGTAAGTCATCTCAACGTCAAATTGAAGCAGAACAAAAGAATGTTCAAAAATGGTTGTCTAAGTGGGGAAAGCTTCCTATATTCAACGAAGTAGGAATGATTAACGGATTAAAATAGTAAAATGCATAAAATAGTTTTATATTGCAAGTCATATAGAAATGATTTAGACAGAGTGGTAACATTATGTGAGAGTATAACCAAACATAATAAAGACAATATTCCATTCTATATCTCTGTACCTCGCCATGATTTAAATATGTTTGAAGCTATCCTAAAAGATGGATTTGTAAAAATCATACCAGACGATGAAATTGATCCCAACTGTGATGGATGGATAGGACAACAGATAGTAAAATCTCAATTTTGGAAATTAGGATTATGTGAAAATTATGTATGCTTAGATTCAGACAGTGAATTTGTCCGTGATTTCTATATTAGTGATTTTATGTTCGATGAAAACACCCCATACACAATATGCCATGAACATAGAGAATTATTTGAATGGGCTGACAGAAATAATTTAGGTTTTGATCCTTATCAAAGTTATTTAAGAGACAGACATACTATCAAAAATCTATTCCACAACCCAACCCAGGTAACCCACGACTTCGGCCCATCCCCAGTAATATGGTCCAGAAAAGTATGGGAATCATTAGAAGAAAATTATATTAAATCTAGCGGCCTTACCTTTTCCCAATTAATCCAACACGTTGGTTCTGAATTTACATGGTATGGTGAGTGGTTATTACGTTCTAAAGCTATTCCTTTGATACCTCGTGGCCCTTTATTTAAAGTTTACCATTACCGACAACAATGGATAGATGATAGAAAAAATAATATTGATTTAGACCAATTACGAAAATATTATATTGGAACTATATTCCAATCCAATTGGAAACATTAATTAAAATTTAAAAAATAAATATATGTTTAAAACAATTTGTGAAAATTATTCACTAGTACACAATCCTGTAACTATTACTAATGATGATAGTATATCGTTTGATGGTTCTCAAATCCAATCCGAATTTTTTCCTACTTTGGAAGAAATTGTTAATAATTTTAAACTTAAAGGACATTACAATGATGAACTTACATTTTTAGAAGTAGGTGCTTGGAAAGGGTTATGGGGAATGGCGTTTGTTGAAATTTGTAAAGAATTAGGAGTTAAAGGTAAATACATTACTTTAACCATGATCGATCAAGACCCAAACAACCAACCACTTTATAAAACAATTGATTGGATTAACCAACAACCAAACATGACTGCTGAATTAATCGACTCAGATACAATGGCTGAAAACGCTTTAGATTTAGTATTGGAAAAAGGAAAATCGTTTGATGTAGTATTCATTGATGCTGGTCACAAATACCATGAAGTAATGAATGATATTGAAAAATTTGCTCCATTAGCTGATTCTATGTTATTATTTCATGATATTAAACCAATCAACACAACAGTAAATTGTGGTGTATATGAAGCCATCTGCAATTCAGATATTAAACTAGACAAAGAAATTTCAGTATTAAACGACCAAATGGGAATTGGTATTAAATTTATTAAATAATGTTAATAGCTACACTAAATCATAATCTCCCAGATCTCACGGATAATCTCGTAAACCAATTAAAACGAGATCCATTTTTTAATCAATGTGAATTAGTAGTTGTAGATAACGGTTCTAAAGAACAATTAGCAAAATCAACCACCCACCGTTTAGAAAACAATGTTTTCTTTGGTGGGGGGTTTAATGTTGTTTTAGAATATTTCCTATCTACAGATCACGAATATTTATATTTTTTAAATAATGATCTAATATTTCATGGTCCATCATTCTTAACTACTTCATACAATGAAGCCAAATACTCAGATGCTACAGTATACTCACCATCGGTAATCAATGCATCTGTAGAACAATGTCATTGGAAACAAATGTGGAATTGGGGTAAAGGATTAAGAAATGTGGATTGGGTTGATTTTCAATGCCCATTGATCCACCGCAGAGTACTAGAGCAAATCAAACATTACCCCGATGAATTAATTTATGGGTGGGGATTAGATTTCTATACAGGATGTATTACAAAACAAAATAATTGGAATACAGTAGTATCTGATAATAACACCATATGTCATTTGAATTCACAAACATTCAAACAAAACAAGATTGATATTGGAGTAAGTGAATTTTGTCAACAAGCAGATTTAAGAATGAATAATTTCTTTTTGAATTCTGAGTTTAAAGACGTATATTTCGAATTAAGAAAACACGGAGAAACCTATAGCATATGATCAGTTTAATATTACCATCGTACAACAACTTACAGCACGTGCAAAACGCATATGCTTCAATTAAAAAACATGCTCCTAAAGCAGAAGTTATCTTATTAGATGATGGTTCAACTGATGGAACGTGGGAGTGGATGATACAACAAGAAGGATGTATCCTATACAGAAGTGAAGAACGTGTAGGTCATACTATACTATATGATAAAGGTATTAGTTTAGCTACAAAAGACATTGTAGGAATCATCCACGCAGATATGATTTTAGGACCTAACTACATTGAAAATTTAGTTAAACATATCAAACCAGGAACAGTTGTATGTGGTACTAGAATTGAACCACCATTACACCCTGAAGGAAAGGAAAAAATCATTCGTGATTTTGGTATGGATTTTGATACTTTAAACATAGATGCATTCGAAACGTTTGTTACCGATGCACAGATCGAATTTAAAGACCAAACATCTAAAGGGATGTTCGCGCCATGGATCATATACAAGAAAGATTTTCAAGCCATAGGAGGACACGATCCATTATTTGCTCCATTCCCATATGAAGACTCAGACATATTCCAACGTTGGATATTAGCTGGATATAATTTAATTCAATCTAGAGATGCATTTGTATATCATTTAACGTGCCGCGGACATAGATGGAACGATAAAGTAGGCACAGACGACGATTACTTTAAAATAGTATCCAAACGAGCACAACGTAATTATTTACGTAAGTGGAAATCATGGATCAAAAATGATGAATTCCAGTACCCAATCACCCCACCAGTATACAACATAGCATATATTGTGAAAAACTGCAATTTAGCGTTGCTATCAGCGTTTGAACCATGGTGTGACAGGATTTATATTGAGGACGATATGCAGGTGTTATACTCGCATTATCTTGACCAGGAACAACCAAACACCACCTACGACTTATCCAAACGTGTATTTAATTTAAAAAACAATGATCCAATTGGTGAAAATGACATAGTAATTGAATTCGACGTTCGCTTGCTAACCCAAGAAAACATTCGTGTATTACAACAAATGCCAGAAATCATTAAAAATAGTGGAAGTGTAGGAACATTTGAACTAGACATATTTAAATTAAATATCCAACACATTGAGGATTTATCTCATGAACTAATTAATATATAAAAATGGAAACATATATTTACTTTAGCGCTTATGATTCAAACTCAGAGCCTATAAACAAAATCAAAGCAAACAATGCATACGAGGCAACTGAAAAATTCGCTGCAATGAAGCAACTCCCACTAGATGAATTCATATCTATATTTAATGTAAAAGCATATGGAGAAGAAACAGACCAAACACCTATCTGATTTAATTGGTAAAGGTGTTGAAATTAAACAAAAAACGGTATCCCCTAAAAAAGCAGAAGAGCAATTTTTCCTTAGACTAATTGAAACTTTATGTATCATTAGTGAAAGATCTATGATAGCATTGGATTTAGGTATAAACCTATTTGAATATGATATGGGATATATGGAAGTAATTGAAAATTTACTTGCTAAAACATACGGAGAAATACCATCCTCCGTTATTTTATGGTATGTATTCGAAAAGACAACAGAACATGGGGAAGAATGTAACATCATTGACGAAAACGACGTAGAACATACTATTAAAACCCCGAGACAACTATATAAATTTATCAAACAATATGAATGAACCAACCCCTTGCGTACATTGTAAACAACCAATCAACCCACTACGCATAAAAGCACTTCCTGGGACTAGAACATGTGTTGAATGTTCAACTACCGGAGCCAAACGTGGAGTTACTACAATGTTTGGCAGTAAAGATCACACCTGGACCGATGTAGTATTTATGGAGCAATCGCAATATGAAAAATACGAAACAGTCAGTAAGAAACACTTAGATATTGTAAATCCAAAAATATCAGAAGAAGAAGAATAAGCTTGGTTTTACCAAGCTTTTTTTGTATATTCAATAAAAACAAAAGATATGCCAAGAGCTTTCCATTTACCAAAAGAAATGATTCTAGCCGCAATGACTCAAACCAAATCAGTCCATTCCGCAGCGAGATATTTGAATTGTTCTTATCAACATATTAAAAAATACATGTTAGCGTATACTGATGAATCGACAGGTAAATCATTATTCGAAATACATAAAAACCAAAGCGGTAAGGGTATACCTAAACACTTAGCTAGCCCTCACCCAAACGCAACAGTGTTACCTCCCATCTTAAAAATAATCAATGGTGAAGTCTCAGCATCACATTTCCACCCAGACAAAATCAAGGCGAGTATGATTGAATCTGGGTATATGAAGGAAGAATGTTATGCTTGTGGGTTTGCGCAACGTAGAACAATTGACCATAAACCACCATTATTGCTGAATTTTATAGACGGTAATAAAACACATTGGGGTTTAAGTAATGTTCAATTGTTATGTTATAACTGTTACTTCTTGTACGTGGGTAATGTGTTTACTAAAAGCGACGTACAGTTAATAGAATCAGGCAAGCAAGGTCAATTTCATTCCGACTATGTTCATTTTGAACTAGATGAATATCATTTAGATAAGTTGGATGAATTAGGTGGGTGGAATGATAGTGTTGATGATGATCCTTATTCTTTGGTTTCGAAGAGAAAGTAAATATTTATAAGCATGGAATTAGAAAATACCTTTTACGACCCTATCAATCATATATATCCAGGGGGAAGAAAAAAATTTAAAGAAGAATATCCTAAATTAGGGTTAATGAACCCTCGTTCTTTGTATCATGATGCTGAAATGATGAATGAAATTGAATATGGATCTATCCCCTCTGATTTTTTCCATATTCCAACCCCCTCCAAAGCATATTATGTTATCCTAACAAAATTCTTGAAACGAATTGAAAGGTATGGGTTAGCTAATAGATTAACTAATAGAGAAGATTATATTACGTTATTTTTGGAAGGTTTTAAGTTTGATGGAATGTTAATTGACTGCACAATACTTGAAGTTGATTTGGATAAAGTTAATAATATTAAAGTATACCAGAAAAAAGGAACTACTAACCAAATAATTTCAGTTTTTCAAAATATTCCACCTATTTATATTAGGGTAGTAGGAGAAGTAGAAGTAAATCCGTATATTAAATGAAGCCATCTAAGAAGCATCAACGTATAGTTAAAGATTACGAAAAACAAAAAGAAAAACACTTAGAACGGATTGCAACCAAGTTACTTAAAGATGATGAACGTAACCAAAAACTCAAGAACAAACCAATTGATCCAGGGTTTTTAAATTTATTTTAATATGGCAAGTGAGATTACAGTATTTAATAGTGATGAATTCGAAGAGTTAATCACTAATCGTGATGTGAGAATTGCTCAAGCATTGGTAGATACAATTCTATCCAATCTAAAGGGACGTAAACGTCATTTGCATGCTCTATCAGTATTGGTAGAACAGGAACAAACAATATATGATATTACAGTGGACAGGAAGGAATTTATTACCACACTAAAGCAAAACCTTCCCATATTTGAGGAAAAGGAACTGTATGAAGTATGTGCTGAAATAAGAGACGCACTCATATTACTAGAAAAATAAATTTAAAGCTCCGTTAAGGAGCTTTTGTTTTTCAAAATAGATTTCGTATATTCAAGCATATTAAAAAATAAAATAAGGTTATGAAAGAAACGATTATTACCGACGAACAATTACTAGATGTGTATATGAAAGGATTCATTGACAGTTTACACGACATGCCTCCTCAACCATTAGAGACGTCACTCGAACAAAAAGCATATCAATTAGGTAGAATTGATGCTTTAATTGGAGATGAAATCGAAGAACACGATTACCAATCCAACGAAGAAATACTCTCTCAAATTAGAGGACAGAGATAATTAAAATCTCATTCGTATATTCCAGCATATTAAAAAATAATAAATTAAAAAATAAGGTTATGAAAGTAGTAGAAAGAAAAGTTGAAACAAGAGGTAGAAAACCAAAACAAAAAAACGAAGTAATGTTTAATCCAAACGATGTTAAGTTATTTAGAGGTAGTGATTTATCGTTTAGTGATTCATTATTTAAACCGTTTAAAACAAACACTGAGTTAGATATTATTTTATCTACTGATGGTGGGTTGATGCCAGGTATTAATTTAATTATAGCTGGAGGACCTGGTTCCGGTAAAACTACAGTAGTTCTGGACATGATGTCTAAGTTTACTCAGCAGGGGTTGAAGTGCCTTTATGTGAGTGCGGAAATGGATGAAATTGGTCACTACAAGTACTGTAAAAGAATGCCTAATTTTGGATGTGTTCAAACGTTGTTTTTAAAGGAATATCAAGATAACATAAAGGATGTTTTAGAATACGTGTTTTCGTTAGGATACGATATAATAGCAATTGATTCTATTGCTGAGGTATTAGAAATGTATAAATCGTTATATAAAACAACTGAATATGCTGCTGAGTCATGGTACTTAAAGTTGCAGGACAGAATGAAAAAAGGTGATAATGAATTATCATATAATACTTCATTCATTAATATTCAACAAGTTACTAAAAATAACGATCATAAAGGATCAAATCGATTAAAACATAATGTTGATGCTTTTAGTACAATTGAGCGAAGTAAAGACGGTTTAGAAAGATCAATGCACTTCGAGAAAAACCGTGACTGCGATAAAGATTTCAAAATATTCTTTTCAATATACAAAGATGGAGTTCATTACGCTTTTGGAGGAGAAGAATAGAAGGACAAGTTTATTACCGATTAAATTCGTATATTCAATCATATTAAAAAATAAAACATTATGAGTTGTTCAGGCGGTAAGTCAGTGAAAAAAGGAAGGTATAGTAAATCTCAAAACCTTCAAAAACCAATCGATTACACTATCGATAAAAACGGAAATATTAAACCAATATACACTAAAAAATAAAACGTTATGAAAGCAAAATTTATCCCAGTAAACAACAATCTAGACAAAGCAATTGCATTTGCTAACACACTAGATTCAAACAACATTAGAAACGTACAAAAAATACAAACACCGCAACACTACATTGAAACGTTAGATGTAGTTAAAATGCTTCAAAATGAAGGGTGGGAGTTAAGTGGTGTTGATGAATATAGAAACAAGCAACGTAAAGTAGTATCTCACTTTTTACAATTACATCACAATGATTTTCAAATAGTTACTAACGGTAAAAGAGATGCTGTTGCCTCTATCACACTTTCAAATAGTTGTAACGGAAAAAAACCGTTAGAAATGAGTCTAGGTGTGTATCGTCAAGTATGCTCAAACGGATTAATGGTACGTGAGGAATTTGCTACTGAACGATTCAGACATATTCAAATCGATTATAATAATTTAGTAAATAAACTTAATTTATTTGGTAATAAAGTTGATAAGGTTTTAAATAAATTTAATAGCTTAAAAGAGCATACATTGAGTGATAACTTAATGAGACAATTTGCTATAGAAGCAGCTTCATTACGATTCACACCAGAGGAAGTAAATAGTAGAGTTGAAGATTTACTTAGAGTAAGTAGATTAGAGGACGAAGGTAATAATTTATGGGCTGTTTACAACCGTGTTCAAGAAAACCTAACACATGACGTAAGAAATCCAAATATGGACATAAAATTAAACCAGCAATTATTTGCTTTAGCTGAAAACTACATGTAAAAAAGGACGAGCACCCGCAAGGGTGCTTTCGTATATTCCAGTATATTTAAAAACAGAATGAAAAGGATTTATAGGAAAGTAAGAAAATATTTTGAAATAGAGAAGGTATGTCAACATAAATTTGATATTAAGGAGGTGTTAGATATGGATTGTGATCCAAAATGTATACACTGCGGAGTACTATTATATGATTTGACAATGGATAAAATTAAACTAAAAATGTAAGGTTATGAAATTTAAAGAATTTAAAAAAATTATTAAAACGTATAAACAAACCGTTAAACAATTTGATGAATTGTATGATTTGGGTTTTGATTTTTTAGAAAATGAAAAATTCCCAGTATGGGCAGGTTTAGACAATCTTTTAATGTTAACATTTGAAAGTCATTACGATGAAAAAGGAGTTGATTGGATAAATTGGTTCATTTATGACAATGACTATGGAACTAAGGGTTTAACAGCAAATGATGGAGATTTACCAATCTGCTACGATTTAAAATCACTACACGAATATATTAAACAATATAAAAAATATGAGCAAGTTAAAACAAATTAAAATTAATACAAGTGAGTTTGCATCACTAATGACCGAAATGAACGAACCATTTAATTGGAAATTATTGAGGGAAGATGATGGTTTAGTCAATAAATCAACGGATATTAAATGGATCGAATGGAATGAAGATGGAACATTCAAATCAGAACATAGTGAACCAGCTATAGGCAGATCGTTATTAATGTCACCATTTAACCGATATTTCACATGGCATACAACACCAGTCACTGCATTTAAACCAATAGACAACGGATTTATGTTTGTAACTAAAAATAGTAATTATACATTAACCAAAATACATGAACCTTCAGTTTAAATTTGATGGAAAAACATATGAATGTGTGGGCGAGGGTAAAGAATTCCAATACACACAATTCCAGTTCCTATTAAAAGAACAAGAATATACAACATTAAAACACAGAATAATTAATCAAACTAAAGATTTTGGAGAAGGTGTATTTTTAATTGAAATAAAATAAAAGTCATGGAACCAAACAATTCACCTAGAAGGTTATCAATTTTTGATCAAATTGAAGACCGCATTAATAGATCGGATACTAACATGTGTAATTTATTAAACTATATAGACACAGAAATTGATAAACGTAAACGTTTATCCGAAGTATCAAACGATCCTAGCTACTACCATGGAATGGTAATGGCATTATTAGATATACAAGAATTCATTTTAAAAAATAAATAATTATGAAACTATTTTTACAACGCTTACTATACATAATAATCTCATTTATTTGGAGTTTATTATTAATCACACTCGTTTTACCGGTGTTTTTATTCTTAATAACTGGATTGAGATGGGGTGAAGTATTAGATTATTCATATTATAAAATATTTGGTCATGACTATTAGTGAATTAATTAGTTATTTATCCACAATGGATGGTAATTTAGAAGTATATATTCAAGGATATGAAAGTGGATTCAGGGATGTAGCTGAAGACAGAATTGAGAATATTGAGGTATGTAGAGATTATTATAAACCTGATGGTAATTGGTGGGATGGCGATCATGAAGACGCTCATGCCGTTGGTCGAGTAGAATATACTTCAAAATATGATGTTAAAAAAGGAATTGTTTTTGGTAGATAAAATTCGTATATTCCATTAAATAAAAAGTTATGGCAAATAATTTAGACAAACAATACACAACATTACTGCAAGACATCTTGGATAACGGTCATCAAAAAGGTGACCGTACAGGAACGGGAACTATATCAGTATTTGGTAGACAGATCAGACATAAGATGTCAGAAGGATTTCCACTTCTTACCACAAAGAAAATGTATATGAAAGGAGTTATTGCAGAATTATTATGGTTCTTACGTGGTGATACAAACATTAAATTCCTTGTTGATAATAATTGTCATATTTGGGTAGGAGATTCCTTTTCTAACTACATGAAGGAATATGAAAAATATAAACAATCTCAAGAAAATGTTGAGAAGGAATGTTAAATTTGGAATTTTCATATATTTATAATAAAATAATATTATGAGTGTAGGGATTTACAAAATTACAACCCCAAGTGGTAAAATTTATATTGGGCAATCAACTAATCTTGAAAAAAGAGAAGATGATTATATAAAACTTAGATGTGGTAAACAACCTAAACTGTATAATTCTCTTAAAAAACACGGATGGGAAAAACATAAATTTGAAATAGTAGAAGAGTGCATTGTAGAACAATTAAATGAAAGAGAAATATATTGGGGATTATACTATGATGTTTTAGGAGAAAATGGTCTAAATTTAAGATTAGGAGATGCTAATGGGTTATGTAGTCAAGAAACTAAAGATAAAATAGGTTTATCTAACTCGGGACCTAAACCTAACGGGTTTAATCAAAAATTAAGTAAACCCGTTTTACAATTTGATAAACAAGGTATCTTGATAGCCGAATATACTTCATATAACAATGCAGTTAAAATTACAGGTTTACGTTTAGCTGAAGTTTTAAGAGGAGCTGCTAAAACCGCAGGTGGATTTATTTTTAAATACAAAGATGACTGGGATGGAAATCCACCAATGATAAAACCCCATGGTAAAATAGGTAAACCGTCGTCTCTTAAGGGTAGGGTTAGCCCCACTAAAGGTAAATCAATAAATAAAAAGCCCAAAACAGAAGAATTTAAAAATAAGTTAAGCAAACCCATATTACAATTAGATTTAGAAGGTAATATTATATATGAATTTAAATCACAAACTGAAGTAAAACAATTATTAAATATAGACCCTCAGAATGTTTTAAGAGGAAAAACTAAAACAGCAGGTGGTTATAAATGGAAATATAAAATATAAGTTATGAAATTTAAAAAAGAAGATTTACATGAAAGTGGCAGACCACTCACACAAGAAGAATTCATAAACAAAATCAAAACAGATGATGAGTTTGCTAAGAAGTGGGGTGATTTAGGCCCCGTATATGGTAAGCAATGGAGAGAGTGGAAACAATTTATCCCATATGATGTAACATCCGAAAATTGTAAAGTCGCTGTTAAAATAACTGACCAAATAGCAAATGCAATCCATCACCTAAAAACAAACCCAGACGATAGAGGTATCATCGTTTCAGCTTGGAATGTTGGTGAATTAAATAATATGGTTTTACGACCTTGTCATTATGGATTTCAAGTTTATACAAGAGAGTTGAGTAATGAAGAAAGATGTAAATTAGCTGTTAATGAAGGATGGATGGATAAATCCGTTTTAGACGATATAGATGGCGTAAACCACATACAAACTACTTGGACTTTAAATGCTAATAATACCCCAACAAGAGCAATCTCATTGATGTGGAATCAACGAAGTGTAGATACTGGGTTAGGGTTAGGTTTTAATATAGCAAGCTATGGATTGCTATTAGAAATAATAGCAAAAGAAGTTAATATGGTTCCTGATGAACTCATAGGGAATTTAGGAGACGTGCATTTGTATTTGGATCATGTAGAACCAATTAAAGAACAATTAAATAGAGATCCATTTAATCTACCTAAATTAAAAATTAAGGATAAACAGGTGAATGATATCTCTCAATATATTGTAAGTGATTTTGAATTGATTGATTATCAATTCCACCCGCCCATTAAACTTCCATTATCAAATTAACATGAAACTAGAACTACAATCCACCGAATCCTCATACCGCTACGAAGTATATTTCCAAAAACAACATTTAGGTTATTTTTATACTGAAATAGACGGTTTTTGGGTATTTTGGGCTAAACAGCAAGGCTACTGGAATGAATTCAGTTTAAGAATGATTGCTGATAAACTTGAGGAAATGAATAAACCTTACATTGATGCTTATTCTGACTACGATTTAACAAGTAATTTATCAAAACATAAGGTAAACACTAAACCATAAACTACTCTAGCTATAAGTGCAGCCCATATTATATTCAGTGAACCAAATTTCAATAATGGTAAACCAATAAACAGGAATGTGTTACGGTAAAATTTAAACAAGTGCCATGCATCTGTTGTAAACACAAATATAGTTGACGAACCTATAAATCGTTCAGTTTTTAAATCTTCTTTCCATTTATTAACCCACGATTTAGTTGGATTCCAAAACTCTTGTTTGTATTTTGCTTGTGAGAATATAGATCGATCGAAATGGAATTGTGTTTTATCCATTATTGCTTCAGCTACTGCTGATACAGCAACTAATGTTAATCCTAAAATAGTAAATAGTATCATTTTATTTTATTTTAAATATATTTTTAAAGTTAGCTACGAAAGGCATGTCTTGCCCGTTATGCTCTAATTTGTATTTTTCATTTTTAGTAATAATTGTCCATATGATATTACCAATGAATGCACCATTAGCAGCAACACCTGCACCAATTAAACCATACCACTCTACACCATCGTAGTACCAATTAGATACTTGAGACCAGTACGCAATAAACAAAAATGTAGTTACTATCCAGTAAACCGCATTAACTAAATTGTTTTTCATAATTTTATATTTTATCATAAATATATTTGGCTCTTAAAATTAATATTCGTATATTCAATTATAATTTAAAAACATAAACAAAATGGCAAAAGTAATATTAGAATTCGATTCGATCGAAGATCAAGACGATATCCAATCCGCAATTAACGGATATAAGTGGAAACTAGCTATATGGGACCTAGATCAAGAACTTAGAGCAACCACTAAATATGGTAAATCTCACATTAGTAGTACTGAAGCATGTTCAGTAGAGGATGCTGTTGCTGAACGTTATAGAAACATGATTAGGGAAATATTATCAAGTTACGGATTAATGATGGATTAATATGAGCGATTTACCAAACCATACAGAAACCGGAGAAACATCAACCGGTCCTAAAGACGGATCAATTATTGTAAACAATAGAATCATCAGATGGAAAACTGATGGTAGTGATATTATAGAGGTGTACCTATACACCCGTGAAGGTGAATTTATTAAACAACTATTATGAAAATGTATTACGGATCACTTAAAAAAGACAAAGAAACATCACTGTACTATATCTTTGATATAGTGCGTGGGGAACAAGTACCTATCCATTTAGAACAACAATCTGTATTCAATGATGATTTAATTGGAAATGGTTTTAAATATTTTATAGGGGATAGATTTGGCGAAGCATTAGTCATAATCACTGAACCCCATGTAATATCACATTCATCTGATTTAGAGTATCATTTTTCATTAAAACCAAATGAAATTGAACATTTAGAGTCACTAAAGGAATCAGTTAAAGTACTTTATGAGCATGTAGGAAGCTATTCACTCCACTTCACACCAAACGAAAACGGGGATAGATCAGTATACGTTAGATTCAACCATATTAACATTATTAAAGATATCACAGATAGATCAAACCCATTAATTTCATAATATGAAAATATTAAGACCCGAAGTACAAGAACAACCAGCATCCCGGGATTTATTAGGTTTAGTGGATGATGCTATATATGAAATGTTCAACATAACTAGCGATGAACTAGATTTAATTTGCCAATCCGCAGAAGATAAAGAAATGGATCAATTTGTACTAACCGAAAAAGCAACATTCACAGACATCCGTAACGCTTTAAACGTTAGAAACAAATATATCCCATATTACAATAAAAACATAAAAACATAAAGTCATGAAAAAATTATTAACCTTATTATTTGTAATAACAACTATGAATAGTTGCGTTACAGACAAACACATATTGTCATCAGCTGAAAAATTCCAATGGTATCACAGAAATGACACTATATTCCACAATTTAATTCCCGTAGCTGTCCTAACCCACATGGAAATCGAATTATATAAAGGTGACCAAACCAATGAACTATGCTTTGACCAATTAAGCGATACATTAGGAGACGATCATATCCAGGGGCTAATTGACTTTGTACACACAAGATACCCAAACTACAAAGTACAAATCACAACCCCACACCATCGTTAACAAACGTCTATTACCGACGAAAACTTGGATACCATAAAATAAATTCGTATATTCGATCAAATAAAAAGTTATGTTAAATGATATAATTATGGCTTCAATACTTATTGTACTTGTGTTTGTATACATAATAAAAGTATTCAATGATGAAGACCAAACACCCCCATTTGCATGAATCCATATTCACAACAAGTTCAAGGTAAGGGTAGGCCGGCTGAGGAACCAATTATAACTGTAATTGTATTTAAGAAAGGAAAAAAAACATATATATCAACGTTTCCAAACATGATTATTGACGACATTTTAGATTCATCTAAACGTAAACCATTAATTCCAAATGAATATGAAATTGTTGATGCTGGGATTGGAAAGTCGTTCGTTGAACGGTATATGAAGCAGTGGAAAGTAACTAAAATTAACGCGATTTAAACATGGAACTATATAAACACAACGACAAATGTTATCTTGTAAGAAGACGCATTAGTCACGCGCATTTTACAAACAAAGAAGGACAGTTAGATGCCGATAAAATTAAAGCATGGAGAGACTATTTACCATATGTAGACCACGTTTTAAGAACAGAAACACATTATTTATTTGTAGAAACAATCCAGGATGCTGAAATTATTGAAGAAATGGTGGGCTAAACACATCGTTGCTGAATGTCCAAAAGAATTAGATGATTTATTTTAGGCGACAAGAAATTGTCGCCTTTATTTGTCTTACCAAATAAATTTTCGTATATTGATTAAAATTAAAAGGTTATAATATGATAATAAGTTTTTTAGGATTCATTGGATTTGTATGTTCAACCATAATCATCCTGTACTGTTTAGGTTTAATATGGTTAACAATAGTAGACAAATTTGAATATATTAACCTAAAAGAAGTATGGTTAATTTGCATACATGGAGGGTTATTATTAGTTGCTCTATCTTATATTTTTTTAATCATAAGAATGGGGTGTTATTTTGGAGGTATTATTATTAATGATTTTAAATAAAAGTTATGACATTAGATGCAAAAACAGAAGCTTATAAGCTTATTAACGAAACACCACTAAACAAACAACCAGATGACCTAATGGGGTATGCGGGGTTGAGACAAATTGAAGATACAATAATGTTAGTGGAAATGGCAATTAGCGATGTGTTAACAAGTGAGGATAGTATTAATTTTTACCATGAAGTACTAAACGAATTGTATGGTAAATATAGCCAGGCACTACAAAACACATCAACTTATAAACCTAGAATCGAATTATCATGAACGCAAGAGTAACTAGAAAAAAATTGTACTTCGAAACAGAAATGTTATCACCATTTATTCCCGAAGTAACACAATTGCAATTTTTACCTCGTAAAAAGAAAAAAGCATTGAAAAAACAAATTTCAATTAAATTTGTTAAAATGTTAAATGAATGGATTGTAAACGGTAGACCATGAAAGTAAGTTTTGATTTTGATTCGACATTAGATAGACCATCGGTACAAGATTTTGCTAAAACGTTGATTAACGATGGTATTGAGGTATGGATCATAACTAGTAGAATATCTATTGAATACGCTAAATCAAATCTGGATCAATTTACTATTAATCGTGTTGATAAAGCTAATCATAAGTTATTTAGAATAGCGGATAATTTAGGTATAAAACGAGAACACATTCACTTCACTAATACTCAATTTAAAAGTGATTTTTTAGCAAATAAAAACTTTATATTTCATTTAGATGATGATTCGGATGAATTAATCGCTATACTAGAAAGTGGAGACAGTTGTAAACCAGTTAATGTAAATCATTTTGAGTGGGAACAAGATTGTAAATTACACATAAACAAAAATAAACCATGAACGAATTAAGAGACGCCATAGTATCCCAACCAAATAATATCCAGTACCCATCTTACGATGAATCTGATTTAGGTAATGAAATAGGGATTGTGTTAGGAATGTCATTAAATCAAGAACTAATTGAGACATTCATGGTGGGATTAAAACACGGAATATCATTATCCTATGGAACGCACGATTAAAAAATTCAGTTTGGCTACTGTCAATCAGACAATAAACATGATTAAACTAATCGATCCAAACAACAACAGCGGGTTAATTGGATTTTGGAACAATGTAAAACTATATATCGAAAAAAAATGAAAGGATACCCACAACCAGGAGAAATTTGGCACCACTATAAAGGTGGTAAATATGAAATAATCGCTATGTGTAACCACACAACAACAGATGAAATATTAGTTATTTATAAATCATTATCATTTGGTGGTTTCCATGCTCGACCATACTCTGAATGGCACGATGATGTTAAAAGGAGTAATGGTTTTACAGTAAATAGATTTTATAAATTATAAAAATCAACCTACAATGCATATCAAGGAGAGTGAACTTCCGAACAAACACAGGTAATAGAAATGAGCTAACTATTGTGGTTTTTAATGGAGGACGTGAGTTCTCCATTTTTTATTCGTATATTCCATTATATTTAAAAATAAAGGTTATGTTACACGAACTCCACATCGAATACAAAGACGGTAGAATCGAACACAAAATAATACACACCAATCCAGGTGAACAAATCACTATTTACCCACAACGTGATGGTATTAAGTTTGCTAATCATAAACCGTTTAAATATAGAGTACCCGCTCATAATTACTTACCAGTAACTATAGTGCGTTTTGCTCATACTAATACTTGTAAAATATATCCTGCAAACATTGAATGTCACCCTAAAACCAAAATCAGTGATGTTGAGGTAATTGAGAAACGAGTAAATAAGCCACGTGAGGAAAAACCTAAAACATGGTTATTTGATAGTTCAAGTGGTACTGGAAAATATGAGGTAAGAATGACTCCGTATGGATTGAAATGTAATTGTATGGGGGCTATTAGATCGAAACAGAATTGTAAACATATTAAAGAGGTGAGAGAAATACTTTAATAAAGGACAATGATTATTACCGATGAATTCGCATATTTAAGCATATTAAAAATAAAATTATGGAAAATAGAATAAAAATTGGAGATGAATGGTACGTTAAAGAATCATCAATAAACAAAACAGAAGAGTCAATCCATATTGATGCAACTATGTCTCAACACATAATATTTGAAACAGATGAATGCTGTTTTGATGTATCCAGAATATACAGAGATGATGAAGAAACATTTTATGATGATGTATCTATAGAATTTACAGATAAACGCCCGGCCGATAGAGAAGATTGGAAAACAGAGTATTGGGACAACAATACATGGATGATAGGGGTGTTAGCTGATGATGAAATAGCATTAAACGGGGCTAGAGAATCATTAAATGAAAAAGGTATTTTAGAATTAAAATACGTTATTAGACAATTAATTAATAAAGGTTGGATTTCAAAAGTGATTAATCATGGATAAGCACGAAGAATTAGACAATTGGGAAAACGTCCGTTACCGAATGAAACATGAAGGCATAGAATATTGCTTTAGACATTATAGTGATTTTAGGGAAATTGATGACCAAGCATTCCATTTACTCAGAATGTTTATAGTTGAGGCTATGGAAAAAATGGAAACGTTAGTTCATAATAGAATCGATGAATTAGAAAATCAAATATCAGAAGATGAATAGTGAAATTAAAAACTGTGTTGGTGAAATAATTGATATGTTATGTAATAGATCAGGATTCGATGATTGGTGGTTTAACCTTAACGATGAATTAGAAAAGGAAATCACAGACGAATTAGAAGAAATTGTTAAAAAACGATTTAATAAAATAAAAACATATGAATAGCGAAGAAATATCACGAGTGTTTGCTCGTATCGAAAGATTAAGGGATGAAGGTAAATTACCTCAAATCACCCCGGAAGACTATGAAAACGAACCAACAGCACTAGCCTTCACACCATATGATGACGGATTTCACATATCCGAACCAAACGCCTATTACCGACGAGACGATTTATACCGAGCGTTTGTAACTGGGTATAAAATGGGTCTATTAGAAATAGATGAATTACAGTTGGATGCTGAATTTATCATATTTAAAGAAAGATTAGATAGTGAGGACGAAGATATTTAAATTCTAGTTCGTATATTCCCGATATAAATAAAGAGATATCATGACTGATAGAGCAAAACAAACATTACGAAACTATATTAATGATGTAGGTGGTATTGAATCATTTCCTAAAGGTAAAAGATTGACATACCTTAGAGCATGGGTCAGAATGTTAAATAGTTGGGAATTAACGGGATGTTATGATAAAATGGAATCCTTTTATGATTTTACAATTAGTGACAAACCAATAATACCTATAAAATGATAGTTATGAAAACAGCAATAGAATGGTTACAGAGTCAATTTGAGAATACTGATGACACAGAATTAGTTTCTATGAACATTGAGGTTTGGTTTAAAATAGCCAAAGAAATGGAAAAGCAACAGATAATTAAAGCGAATGAAGAAAATATGATGTCATTCACCGATGGAGAACAATACTACAACGAAACCTTCAACAAAGGACAATGATTATTACAGACAAATTCGTATATTCCAGCATATTAATAATTAAATAAATAAAATTATGATACTATTTTTATTAAGAGTGATACTAACGATTGTTTGGATTCATACAATGTGTCCTATATGTGTGTTATTC